CAATCATACAGTGCTAATAAAGTAACTGCTTTTACAGGTAGTGGAACTTTTAATAAAGCAACTAGTAACCCAGGAGCCCCTGGCAATGCAACCGTAGTAGTTGTAGCTGGAGGTGGATCAAGTAATAGTGATGCTGGTGGAGCTGGTGGAGCTGGTGGAATGACAGTTACAGAAAATCATCCATTACCCGCAAGTTCAGTTCCAGTAACAGTTGGTGGTGGTGGATCTGGACCAGGACATCCTTCTCCAGGTGCAAGAGCACCTAGTGGTGGCACTTCAACTTTTGGAGCAGCATCCCCCTTATCAACAACCGGTGGTGGTGGAGGTGGTGGATCATCTCCTGGAAATAGAACAGGAGGACCCGGAGGTTCAGGTGGTGGTGCTAGAGAATGTGGAGGTGGGACAGGTGCACCTGGTGGATGTGGAACACCCGGTCAAGGAAATCCAGGAGGACCTAACAACGCTTCAAGATCTGGTGGTGGTGGAGGTAAATCTGCACCAGGAACTGCTGCTCCCGGAACATGTAGTGGTGGTGGAGGTGGTGGAGCAGGTTTAGATATTACACCTTATTTATCAAATGCAGAAGCTGGTTACTCAATTCCAAATAGTGGAAAATATGCAGGTGGCGGCGGAGGTTACGTTTTAGGACCAGGAGCAACTACTTTTGGTGGAGGTAACGGAGGTGGTGGACCAGGATGTTCAGGAGTAGCTGGAACAACTAATACCGGTGGTGGAGCTGGTGCTGGAGCTGGTAATGAAGCAGGTAAAAATGGTGGTCCGGGCGTAGTAATTGTTATAGAAAAGTGTCAAGCTTTAGGAGCTTTTCAAGCTCCAGGAATTTGGAACATGAATGAAGTTTATGATAATGTTAAAAATGGAACTTGGACTAATGGATAAAACATATAGACATTATATAATTTATAATTTATATATTATTAAGGAGTAAAAATATGGCACATTTTGCAGAATTAAAAGAAAAAGTAGATCCAACAGGGTTTACATCAGACACTCATCAAATAGTAGAAAGAGTTGTAGTTGTTGGAAATGATATTTCAGTAGCAAACAGCACTCTTGAAGATCATGATATGCATGTTGATGGAGAAACATGGTGTACTAATTTTTTTAAAGGCGGTATGTGGAAACAAACTTCTTACAGCAATAATTTTAGAAAACAATACGCAGGAAAAGGAATGGTTTATGATCCTTTAAAAGATAAATTTTTAAGACGACAACCCCATGCTTCATGGTCATTAGATTCAAGTGACGATTGGCAAGCACCAATAACTTACCCAACAGTTACAAATGATGGTGCAGATCCAGTTGTATGGGCATATAATATTTCATGGAACGAAACAAAATACAACGCTGACAACACACAAGGTTGGGAAGCAATTAAATCAAACGATACATCGGAAACACCTACCAAATATAATTGGAATGGCACAGCTTGGGTGTCCGAATAGGAGACTTAAATGGCCAGATCTAATGGCGGAATAATTGGTGTAGTGAATAAAACTTCTTTCGGGAAGTGTACCCAAACTGTAAAAACATCAAACGCACCTAGTGCAGTTACTACACAACCAGGGACAAAAGTTATACAAACTTTAATTGTTGCTGGAGGCGGTGGAGGTGGAAAAGATAGAGCTGCAGGTGGTGGAGCTGGTGGTTTAAGAAATATAGAATTAAATGTATGTGGAAACACTGCTTTAGGAGCAGTAGTAATTGGTGGCGGTGGAGCTGGAGCAGGTCCTTCTACAGCCCCAGGAACTAGTGGAGTTGATTCATCAATAGTAGTTGGTGGCGTAACCTACACCTCATGTGGAGGTGGTGGTGGAGCACAATCAGGAGCAGTTGGATCAGCTGGCGGATCAGGCGGTGGTGGAGGTGGTAGTCCTCCAAGTTCACCTGGATCAGCTGGTGGAGCAGGAGTTTGTGGTCAAGGAAATCCTGGAGGAACAGGAGCTAATGCAAGTTCACCAATAAGTACAGATACAAGAGGATCAGGCGGTGGCGGTGGAGCTGGCGCTGTAGGTGGTAATGCTGTTACAGGAAATACTCCAGGACCTGGAAGAGGTGGAGTTGGAGGTGCAGGTTTAGATGTTAGCCCTGATTATGGAACAGGCAGTGGTGTCTGTGGAGTTTTTGCAGGTGGTGGTGGAGCTGGAGCAAGATTTGATCAACCAGGTGGAACAGGAGGTTCAGGTGGTGGAGGTAGAGGTGCTACACCAGGAGTTTCTGGAGCTACTGGAACAACGAATACTGGAGGCGGTGGAGGTGGTGGTAATAACTGCGGCTCTAATGGATTAGCAGGTGGATCAGGAATAGTCATCGTAAAAGAATTATGTAAAGCAAGTGGTGTGTGGTCAATGCAAAGTCAATTTCAAGCAGTTAAATGTGGATCATGGCCAAGATTTATTCCTACTGTAACAGTAAATTATTTAGTAGTAGCAGGTGGAGGAGGTGGTGGTAAATCTGGTGGTGGTCAACCTGGTAAATATAGAGGTGGTGGTGGTGGAGCTGGAGGTTATAGAACTTCTGGTTTTGGACCAGCTCCATTACAAGGCACAACATTAGCTTTAGAATTAGGAGATCATACAATTACAGTTGGTGGTGGAGGTGCGGGTTTTCCTGCTCCTGGTGCAAATGACCAAGGTGATGGAGATCCAGGAGAAGATTCAGTTCTTGCATCAATTACATCAACGGGTGGTGGTTTTGGTGCAATGGGTCCAGGTGGAGCAGGGGGATCTGGTGGTGGTGGATCAGGTAATGAGCCTAGTGGTTCTCCTGGAGGTGCTGGTAATCCAGGAGGTCTTAGCCCTCCTGAAGGAAACCCTGGAGGAACAGGTGGAGCACCTGACGCTTCTGGTGGAGGCGGTGGTGGAGCTACAGCTGTTGGAGCAAACGGCCCAACTTCAAGAACAGGTAGTGCATCTGGAGGTGCAGGAGCACCAAATGATATTACAGGATCTGCGGTAACTTACGCAAAAGGAGGTGATGGAGGAAATACTCCTACTGCTAATGGTACAGCAAATACAGGAGATGGTGGTAATTCTGGTGGAACTAATGGAGGACCTCCTGGTAGTAATGGTGGTTCAGGTATTGTAGTTGTAAGAGCACCTAGTTCAACTACTTTTTCGGTGTCACCTGGAACTAACTCAGCATCAACTCACCCTGGTGGAGACAAGTTAGCTACATTTACAGTTTCAGGAACATTAACAGTTTCATAATTGATCTAGATCAATTCTTTTTATTATTCTTTACTTTAATTTATAACTAAGTTATAAATATTATATAAAGACATATGAACCTAACAAACTATTATTGGTATTTTCAATCAGCCATTCCAGAACGTATCTGTGATGACATTGTAAAATATGGTCATCAAATGCAAGATCAAATGGCAGTCACTGGTGGTTATGGTGATTCTAAAAAATTAAATGCAAAACAAACAAAAGATTTAAAAAAGAAAAGAAACTCAGACATTGTTTGGATGAATGACAGATGGGTTTACAAAGAAATACAACCTTATGTGCATCAAGCAAATGCTAATGCTGGTTGGAATTTTCAATGGGACTTTAGCGAGTCTTGTCAGTTTACAAAATATAAAAAAGGCCAGTATTATGATTGGCATTGTGATAGCTGGGATCAACCTTATCAACGACAACAAGGTGACCCGTCACATGGTAAAATTAGAAAACTATCTGTAACTGTTAGTTTATCTGATCCAAAAGATTACAAAGGTGGTGAGCTAGAGTTTGATTTTAGAAACAAAGATCCTGATAAAAAACCTAATATACATAAATGCACTGAGATACTGCCTAAAGGATCTTTAGTTGTATTTCCTGGTTTTGTGTGGCATAGAGTATGTCCGGTAAAAAGTGGAGAAAGAAACAGTTTGGTTATTTGGAATTTAGGATACCCATTTAAATAAAGGAAAAATATGAAAAAGAAAAAAGCTAGAAAACAGAAAACAAGAAAAAAATTAGAAGAGATGTCATGTGGTAGTGCAGAGGGTTATCCTCAACAATTACAATTAGAAGAATTTTTTAAATGTCCTATATGGTTTGCAGATGAACCAAAATTTGTAGATAGTTTAAATAAAGCATCTGACAAATATATTGAAGCATCGAAGAAAAATTTAAAACCAGCTATTGATAAACGTAATAAAAAATTTGGAAACAAAGGAGACATGGGTCATGTATTCCATTCAACAACATTAATTGGTGATCCTAACTTTAAACAATTACAAGATTATATAGGTGCAACATCTCATAATTTATTAAATGAAATGGGTTTTGATTTAACTAATTATCGAGTATTTACTACAGAGATGTGGGTACAAGAGTTTGCTAAAAAAGGTGGAGGACACCATACTTTGCACACTCATTGGAATGGCCACATTTCTGGATTTTATTTTTTAAAATCAGATGAGTCAACATCATTACCAATGTTTGAAGATCCAAGACCAGGAAATCTTATGAATTTGTTACCAGAAAAAGATAAATCAAAAGTAACCTATGCTTCATCAGCAATTAATTATAAACCTATACCTGGTAGAATAATATTCTTTCCCTCATATATGCCCCATCAATATATTGTAGATATGGGATATAATCCGTTTAGATTTATACATTGGAACTGCCAAGCAATCCCTAAAGGAGTATTAAATGTCGTTTAAAACAAATAAATACACAGTATTAAAAAAAGCTATCTCACCTGAGTTAGCAAATTTTATTTATAAGTATTTTTTAAATAAAAGAAATGTTGCACGATTTTTATTTGATAGTAAATATATTTCACCATTTACAGAATATTACGGTGTATGGAACGATGAACAAGTGCCTA